ATGATCACCGAAATACTCGCCCAAATCCGCTTGCCCAGCTTCACCGCCGGGATCGTGCTGTTCGATGACGTGGTGGTCGAGACCGCGCCGATCGTCCGCTACATGCGGCACTGGTCGAGGGATCGGGTGCGCAAAGAGTGCGAGCAACGCGGCTGGACCGTGAAGGTGATCCGCCAGAGGGACCGCGAAGACATCACGGCGCCCCCGATGTCGAACGCGCAGATCGTGCAGGACGACGAGAGCTTCGAGATCGTGCGCCAGGACGGCTCGGTCGAGTTCGTCTATTTCGATGACAATGCCAGCCCACGCGCTATCAATGGCCGATTGAGCAAGGAAGCAGCCTTCGCGCGGGCGCAGGGACTGTTGGTGGTCGGGGATGGCAGACGACAATAACAACATCCGCTTTTCGACATTCCTGCGCGTCGATCCCAGCGCCGACGAGTTGGAGAACTTGTGGAAGCACTTCGGTCCCCGCTGCTACCGGCTGGTCTGGCGCACGCCGGTCCCGATTGAGAACCGCCTTGCATTCGGCAAAGTCTTTGCGGATCGCCGGCTTGAGATCACCAAAAGCGGCATCGACCCGTGGCGCGTCGCCTTCACCGACTTCGGCCGCAGCCTTACGGTCTCGACCGTGTTCTTGGGCCTCGATCATCGCTTCGTGGGCGAGGGGCCGCCGCTGCTGTTTGAGACCATAATCTTCGGCGGTGAGCATGATCTTGATCTGAGCCGCACCTCGACTTGGGAGGGGGCGGAAGCGATGCACGCCCGCACCGTTGAACAGTTACGATCCCTCAAGGTGGTGAAATGAGCGAGCAGGCTTGGCTTCACTGCAGGCGGCGGAAGGGCGAGGGCCGACGCAAGGTCTCGTTCGGCCTCTCGCCGAATTGCGAGTAATACCATTTCGCGAACCGCCCTGGATGGGCGAAGCCGTGCTTAATCGCGGCTTTCTCGACCGTCGTGCCGGGCGTTGCTGTCAAAAGCGCGTTATGCGCATCGGAGAGCTGCTTGCGGCGAAGGAATTCCATCGGCGACATGCTATGCACTTCGTCAAAGGCGCGGTACAGGGCGCGCCGAGACACGCCTGCATGGACGACCAAGTCGGAGATGAGCAGCGGACGAGTACCGGCTTCGATCACAAAGTTCTCGACCTCGCGTACCAGCGCCACCTCTGACCGCAGACGCGGCCCGCGATAGCGATAGCCAGCGGCGTCGATCACTGGCGCGGTGACCAGCTCCAGAATGGCATGCTTGTAATGCTCAGCCTCCCACGGCGGCATCGTTGTTCCTTGTTTGGCGATTACCCCGAGCAACTTCCGCACCTCTGCGGTGCGAGCGGCGGCGAGGGCTGGATCGGTGGTCAGCATCGTGCTCGGTTGCCCCCAAGCGGGCGCATCCTGCGCGCCGGGCTCGTGGGTGAGGCGGGCGAACATCTCCTCTTGCTCGGCGAGGACCGTCACATAATTGTTGGCACCGGAAAAACTCGAATAGAGCTCCTGACCGGGTGCGAGGATGAGGAGATCGTCCGGTGCCATGTCGTGATAGCAAATCACTGCAGGATTGGCGATGAAGCCAAACACCCACCGGTTGGGGCTCAACACGCCACGCTGGCGGATGCCGCGCGTGAAGTCGCCCGTCGAAGCGCCAACCGAGCCAAGAGTTAGGTGGGTCAATTTCACGGTGATCTGGCCGGGCTCAAGTTGCGCGATATCCGATTGGCCATCCTGCACCGCATCCTGCAGCGCTTCGGGATCGCAAAATTCATTCTGCCGTATCGCGATGATCGAACTCATAGAACGCGCCTTTGCCACTTATTCCTATGTCGGCTACCCGACTTACGAGCGGATAAGGCGTGAGTGTGTCGATTACCCCGAGCGGTAAGGTTTTTGAAAACTCGTGCGCGATTGCATATATGTGATCCAATCAATGCCGCGCGGCGCAGCTGCATTCGCTCATTGCTTAACCCAGCCCTCGGGCTTGCCGTAGTGAGCGAACAGTGCCCGCTCGTTGGGCGGGATCAGCGCTCACATGGTTTTGACCGATCACTTGCTCGCGCAGTGCCGGATGGTGCCCGGCAAAGTACATCGAGACCAGATCGCAGAGTGCTGCGCCTTGAAGCTCGGGACGTTGGCCCCGCAGCAGCAGTTTGATCTTGTTGACCAACGCGTTGATCTGATGCGGGGTGCCACGTAACCTTCGTCATGCGGCATAGGCCTCATCATCCGCCGCCTCGACGGTGTTCAGGATCACGTCGATCATGGTGACCAGCCTACGCAGTCGCTTCTCTGCTTCTTCGCCGCCATCCTCGCGAATGTCGATCATGGTGACCAGTTTGCCGCCCATCTCATCGGATCGGAACGGTGACAGCGCGGCGACCAGGGCGTCGAATATCTTGTCGCGGTTCACGGCGCGGGCGATCTGTTCTGCGACCGCTCGCGCGTTCTCGCAGTGTACGGTGATGATGTCTTCCTCGTCGATGCAAAGGCTCGCGTTGGTGCTGTCGATGATTGGTCCGAGTGTCAGTCTCATTTGCGCTCTCGATTGTGGGTGGTCAGTCGTCAGTCACGATTTCCGGCGAGGAATTCCTCCAGCTTCTGCCTGTAGAGGTGGTAGACGTTCGTACTCATCTTCTTCACCGCGCCCGCCGGATCAAGCTTGTCACGGATGGTGTCGTTCACGGTTTGGCGAGAGTACCCGATCAACTGGCCAACCTTGGTCGGTGTCGTCTCGTAACGCAGCTCATCGGCATTGGCGTTCTCGCCAGTAAAATGGTCGCGGAACAGGCGGGCGAGCCGCGTAGCGGAGGAGGCGAAATGCTGATCGTCCAACGCATCTTTCAGCGTTCCGACGTGATTTTCCAGCCCGCTCCTGTACAGGGCGTTGAGCGCCGGATGATCGTCAAGCGTCTTGTTAAACGTCGCTCGGGGGAAGACGACAACTTCGCTGGCCATTGCCGCGACGGCGGTGTGGCGGTGATGACAACGTCCATTACCCACAGCGTCACCGAGCCAACTTCCCGGTGGCCTGATTTCATGAAGGACAGTTTTGCCATCGCGTTCGACGTTGAGCTTGATCAGACCCTTCAAAACCAAAATGGTCCGCGTTACCTCGTCGCCCGCCTTGAACAACTTCCGCCCTTGCATGGCGCCCTCAATTTCCCACCCCGGTCCATTGCGATCAAGATGCTGTTTGAGCCAAGCCCTATGCTCGTCGCTTAGTGCAGCAGTTGTTGTCATCCAAGTTGCCACCTTTTCTTCTTGTTGTTGCCGCCTTGCGTAAAGCTGCTTGACGTCAAGTAGCTTTACTCTACCTGCGTGCGTAAAGCTGCTTGACGCAGGTTCAGCTTGCGCGCGGCATGCTCCATGACATAGCGTCGCGAAAAATCAAAACCGAAAATTTGCGCGGGGAGAGATCGGTGTGGGGAAAACGGAATTTGTTGGCACGATCCGGCTATCGTTCCAGCAAAAATGAATTCCGCTCATGCGCGCGCGCATCGACATCGCGTGCAGTGATCGGCGATATCGCCTGCAGCGATAGGCGATTTGGTGTTTTACGCGCTGAGATTTCATCCGAAGGGTGGCGGTTGACCTTCCTTCGCGTTGCGCGGCAACGTGCGCGAGCCATTTGAAATAACAACTCGCAACCAACACCAACCCAAGGGAATAGGACATCATGCCCAACGTTAGATCGGTCACGGACGTCGACGCATACATCGGCGAAAAAATCCGGGGGTATCGCAATCAGCTCAAACTCTCGCAGGACGAGCTCGGGCAACAGCTCGGCGTCTCGTTTCAGCAGGTGCAAAAGTATGAGAAGGGCGTGAACCGGCTGTCCGGATCACGGCTGCAGCAGGTCGCCCAGATTTTCGACTGCGAGATCGTTGACCTGCTTCCGGAGCGGCGCGCTGGGAGGAAGTCGAAAGGACTGTCGAACGTCGATCGCATCGTTGCGACGCGCGACGGCATGAAGCTGGTCGACAGCTTCGTCACCATCAAAGACGAAAACCTGCGAGCGGCGATCGTCGATCTGGCGAGGCGGTTCGAGGGCCTCTGAAACTGAAAACCCACTCTCATCACAAGAGGAAACGCGGAATGGCAAAGAAAGAACCAGAGACCACCGAGGAAGTGAAGTTGTTCGCGGTGGTATCGATCGCACAGATGGGGCCAGCGATCGCTGCGCTGGAACGCATCGGCGTCGTAGACGTCGGCTACGAGTTCATCACCCACGTCAATCACTTCAAGAACAAGAAGGTGCATGAGGTCAGCGCGACGGACTTCGCCGCCGAATACGTGCAGGCAAATCCCAGGTTCACGTCGGCGGCGATCGTCGCGCACTTCAAAGCGGCGGGCCGCCAGGGCAGTGCTGCATATTATGGGCTCAAGAAACTGGCCGAGGCTAACGTCATCAGAAAAAGCGGTGACGAGTTCATTCGTGTCGAGGCGCTGCCAGCGCCGGAGCCGAAGGCGAAGGGTCAGCACTATGAGGTGCCGAACAAAGGGCTGATCGAGGGCGCCATCAAGGGGCGAAAGCAATTCACGGTGCGCGAGCTGCGGGATTTGTTCGTGAAGGAAGGGCGTCAGGAGAAATCGATCAGCCCGATCCTGTCCAAGATGGCGAGCGAGAAGCTGATCAAGAAGGCAGGCCCAGGTGAATACACGGTTCTTGCGAAGGGTGCGAAGGCAGCCGCCGAAGCCCCGGCACCTATCCCTAACGGCGCGTCACTGAACGGCAGCGGAGTGGCGGCGCATGGCTAAGAAGACGAAGGCCGCAACGAACGGACACGGCAAGCCCGGACACAACAAGCGCAACGGAACGATCCGGCTCTACAGAAAAATCATCGAACATGATCACGACCCGGACATGGACGAAGTCTGCAGCGTCATCGCCAAGGAGGGCCTGACCGTCAGTCAAGCCGCGATGTTGTCCGGCGTCGGCAATTCGACCCTCGCCAACTGGCAAAAGAAAAAAACCAAGCGCCCGCAGCATCTGACGATGAAGGCCACGCTTGCGGGCATCGGGTACGCGTTCACCATCAAGCAGGTCGAGAAGCTGGACTTCGCGGCAGAAATGGTGAAGGCGGAACGCTGGCACGAGAAGCGCGAGACCGACCGCAACCAGCAAAAGAAATAGCGAGGGTAGGCTAGCTCCGGGCTTCGGCCCGGAGCGGGGATCAGCGTGAGGATGCAAATGACGAAGAAGTTCCGCAAGATGAAGGGGTCAACATGAGCGAATTTGAAACTGAACTTGAGCTGGTGGTCAGGAAGCACCTTGGCTCGCCGCGCTGGAATGAGGACTATCAGGCGATCTACAATGCATTGGAAGATGCTGCCCGGAGGTTTGCCCTGGAGGCGGACGAGTATCCGTCGAGCGAAGACCCTGAGTGGACTGGACGGAGACCGACTGGACGGAGACCGCGTCGTGCGCCAATGCGGTAGTTGTTCGCTGTGCTGCAAGCTGCTGCCGGTGCCGCGGCTCGGCAAGAAGGCGGGTCAACGCTGCAAGCACCGGAAACACGACAAGGGCTGCGTGGTTTATCACACCCCCGCGATGCCGCCGGAATGTGCTATCTGGAATTGCCGCTGGCTGGTCAACGACGACGCCGCCGATCTCAGGCGCCCCGACCACGCCCATTACGTCATCGACATCATGCCGGACTTCATCACCATCGCGCCCGACGATGGCGGCGATCCGCAGAACATCCAGGTCGTGCAGGTCTGGATCGATCCGAAGCACCCTGATGCCCACCGCGATCCGGCGCTGCGGCGCTGGATGCTACGGCGGGCGGAGGAGGGCAAGGCTGCGTTGGTCCGGCTCAATCAGCACGATGCCATCGTGATCTTCGCGCCGCCGTTCGATGCCAAGGGCGAGTGGCACGAGATTAAGAGCGGCATGAAGGCGGTCAAGACGCATACCTTCGCCGAAGTGCTGCAGGCGCTAGGCGAGGATGGTGGTGACGGATGATGAGGGGACGGTTCACAATAGCGGCGATCTGCACAGCAACGCTGGCGCACGCCGAAACCTTCGCTGAGCGCTGCCGCACCGCCTGTTGTCGATCCGGTGGTGGCGCAGGCTCCGGTGAAGGCAGCCTGACCGCCAGACAAGGCCCGGCGGCGGGCGTCTGGCTGCCATCGCTTCTACTTCACCAAGAACAAGCATCGCTATTGAACGTGCAGGCGCCTAGGCTGATCACCCCCGCGACGGAGTTTGCGCGGGCCGCTGACCGTAACGCTCGTCTGCACGCCCCCGGGTCAGCGTCGCTTCGTCTCCCTGAGATCAAGCCAGGCCAAAAGGAGGTAGCCGAAAGGACAGCTTCAATTTTCCGGTCGTCGCCTATGAAATGGTCGACCGCGATCAGATCGCGACTATCCAGTTCACCGACTTCAATGGTCGCGTGCGTGTCGTCACCAAAAATCCAGACGGCTCATGGACCTATTTCCCGAGAGATCATAGCAAGTGGGTCTATGGCTGCTTAAACAACAACGGGTTGGTGATGGAACTGACGAGGACAATCCTGCTGGGCGGCCTGCTGCTGGTCGCCGCGAACGCCGCCGACGCCGCCGAGATGCCTTCGATGTTCCACGGCCGGTGGTGCGGCGAGCCGCACATGATGAAGCACTGCGGGAAGGATGAGGAAGGCATCCAGATCACCGCGCGCGGGTTTCACTACGAGGCTGGAAACGACGCTGGGTGCAGACTTGTCGGGCTGAGGCCGCAATGGCCGACGACGCGGGCCGATGTCGAGTATCGCGCGACGTTCGTCTGCGGCGGCGAGAGACCGCCTAACCACCGGGAATACTACTGGATCGGGTTCTACGATGATGACCGCAACGAGGGTCTGTTCCTGCTGAAGTCCGAAAAGACGTTCGGGAGGTCCAAATGAGGGCGCTGATCGCGCTGCTGGTTCTGATCGCTTCCGGTGACGCGATGGCCCCAGCAGCGCCAGTTCTACGATGCCGCCGGGCGCAACGCTGGCCGCGCGATCACCGACACCCAAGAAACCACGACGCTGTATGGCCGGACGGCTAAGCGGGTTATTGCGCCTCATGCGCGAGTGCCGCGTCGTACTCGCACAGCAAATCGATGATGTGCTGCTCCTCAGGCTCGATCACTTCAGGCATCTCCCCACACCAGTTGATGGCAATGAAGCCTTCGGCCAGCTTACCGATATGTTGATCCCTGTGATGGAGCAGTCGCGCCAATGCCACGTCTTGCCCACTCAGGCGTTCCAATTCCGCCAGCAAGGTCGAAGACTGCTTTTCGGGCTCGGTCGATGCTGATGTCGCCACGGTCATAGGCCCTCCTGAGGTCGTCAACTGCAGCGTTATTCTTAGCAGTTTTCCACTTTGAAGGGAATAGCTCACGCACCGGCTCCCACGTCGCCGACTGTCCGGCGCGCGGGATCTGGCCATTGCAGATTGACGGCGGTGCTGGCTCTGCCGGTGGCAGGGCGTCAAGCTGCGATTGACGTTTATCGGTAGCTCCAAAAGTGGGGGAGGCCGGGGCCGCCTCCCAGCACCCCCGCGAGCCACATCACGACGGCGATCAGGCAGAGCAGGCCGACGATGACCTTGCCCCACTTCATGACGTTGGCGTCGATTGCCCAGCCCATGAACGACTGGATCACCCAGACGATGACGAAGGCGATGAAGACGATGATGGCGATGTAGAGCAGCAGGTTCAGGAAGCTGATCAGGATGCCCATGGTGTCCTCCTACTTGATGCAGCGTTCGAGGATGGTATCGCGGCGCGCGATGGCGGCGCCGACCTCGTGCAGGTGTAGGCGAAGCCAGCGAGCACCGTGATGTTGACGATCAGGATCGCGAGCACGAACGGCGTCGCCTTCATCTGGTCGATCACCTTGTGCGCGAGGTCGCCTGGACCGTTCATCACGGCACCGCTTCATAGGCGAGCGATCGAGCATCCCAGATCGATGCCAGGGCGAACTCGATGTCGCCGTCCGGCACGTTGGAGCCCAGCGCAGGGGGGGCACTTTCGATGGCTGCAGAGATCGTTGGGTTCGAGGAGATCACGTGCGCCGAGACGAGCTGCGGCTTCTCGTGCCCCATGATCACGAAGCTTGCGTAGGCTTTTCGCTGGGCGTCATTCGGCGTCGCCGGGTCTTCGCTGGCGACGTTCTGCGCCGTCTTGAACATGATCATCATGACGCGACCGGCGAAGGTTTCGTCTGACGCGGTCGCGATAAGATCGAGCGCTGACATCTCACACTCCCAAAATCTGGTTTGTCGTTTTCCCGGTGCCGACGCTGTCGAGCGACGCGACGATGACCGGCAGTTTCTTGTAGGGATCGGGCTCGTTGCCGAGCGCGAGCCAGTTTTGATATTCGATCCAGTCGCGATTATCGGGATCGTTCGGGATCGCGGCGCCGTCTGCGGTGCGGATCACCAAATCGTCGCTCTCGGTGAGGTGATAATCCGCCATCACAACCTCGCATCGAAGGTGAAGTGCACGCCCCATGACAGCACGGGGCTGGGTGCTGCGAGGTTGCTGCCCCAGCGAAAGCCCGACAGCCCGATATTGAAGATATTGCAAGTCAGATCGGTGCCAGCGGAGAAGTCGGCAAGCTTTCCGACCGCACCTGTCTGCGCCGAATAGGCGGTGATGGTTGGCGCAGCCCGCTTTGAGACCTTGTAGTCAAAGGGGATCGTCTGCCCAGACGAGCCGAAGCTTCCTGACGAAAGCTGAAACCCGACATGCGAAAAGCCGCTGGGGATGCCGCTCCCGCTAAGCGCTTGCCCGTAATCGTAGGTCTTTTCCCAGTAGCGCTGCACCAGCAACAGCTCCTGATCGAAGGGTCGCATGATCAGTGGCTGCTGCGCCTGTGTCGGCGCGACTGTGCCGGGGATGATCGAGATGCCGGTGATGCCGATCACGTTGCCAGCGGTCGCAAAGAAGTTCGTCGTCGCCGGGGTTGCGATCTGGTTAACGTTCTGCCAGACGCCGTCCACTCCATTGCCATTGTTGACGCCGGAGCCAAAACACCAATTGATGTACGCGCCCACCCCCGCGCCGGTCGCCCATACGCCGGTTGGCTCGGGCGGTATGGAAATCGTTTTGTATTCCCAAATATTCGTGGCGTTGACCGGAAACGTCTTGATGAAAGAGCGGTTGCTGCCGTTGCGCATGCAGAAGGATGCCGTGCCGGGGGTCGTCGCGATCACCCAGAACGAGACGTTGACCGGCTGCCCGGCAGCACTCCCCCAGCCCAACCGCTGATGGCGATTAGCCTCCAGCGAGTAGGAGAGCGTCACATAGTCGGCCGCCCCAAACGACGCCACTGGTGTTGTCGCCGCGATCACGAGATCGTTCGGGAGTGCCGTTCCGAACGGGGCGCCAAGGGTCTGATACCTTTGCGCGGTGAAGACGCCGGAAGCAGTGGCGTTCCACCATTGATAAAGGTCGCAGACATACTTGCTGGCCCCGGCTGGCACCGTCACCACGGCGTTGCCCAGCTCCTGCGCCACATCCATCGCGCCGTTGATCTGCAACCCGGAGAACGCAAGCGCGTCGAGCGGCGCGGCATAGATGTTCTCCCGCGCCTGCCGTGTCTGCGCGGCGGTCAGCGGCTGCGGGGCGTCGTAGCGCACCGCCGGCGGGAACGGATGAACGTGATCTTCGCGCGCGAAGTTGGTCGAGACGCCGACAGCGCCAGCGCCGCTATCGACCAGCGGCACAGCGGTCGCCGGAGTGGTGCCGGGCACGCCGGGGATACCCTGCGGACCTTGCGGGCCAACCAGCGAGACGCCACCGGGCCAGACGCCGCCAGCCTTCGGGCCGAACATGAAATGCATCGTCGTGTTGATGTAGAAGTTGCCATCGACGCCGGTCGGACCAGCGGGATCGCCAGTACCATAGAGGATCGTGTTGCCGGGATCGCCCTTGACGCCCTGAATGCCCTGCGGACCCTGCGGCCCCTGAACGCCCTGCGGCCCCTGCGGGCCGATCAGCGACACGCCAGGGGGCCAGATGTTCAGGTTGCTCTTGGGGCCGAACAGCTTGCTGGTCGCGGTATTGATCCAGCTATCGCCGGGAGCGCCGTCCGTCACGGTCGGGTCGCGCGGGCCGTACCAGATGGTGTCGCCCGCTGGACCTTCCGGTCCCTGCGGCCCCGGCACGCCACGCGGTCCGGGCGGTCCCATCGGGCCGGGCGGTCCTTCATCTTGCGTCTGGATCACCTCGGTGTCGAAGTCGGTGATGACGGTCACGTCATTGCTGGTGACATCGAGGTCTTGCGTGACGAAAAGATCGTTCATCGGCTTGGCCCCGCGTTGATCGTGAGGAGGCCAGACCAGATGCGAAGCTGCATCCCGGTCGGCGGAAACCGGATCAGCGAATGGTCGTAGTCGCCAAGCTGCTGGCGCTCCAAATCATCCTGCTTGATCCAGACGGTGAACTTGCCATTCACGGCGTCGCTGATTTCGAGCCCGCCGTTTTCCGTGGTCAGCAGCATTTGTTCGGCGACATCCTCGGCGTGCCGCCGCACGCCCATCCGCAGCTTGTTGCCGGTCAGGTCAATCGGCACGCCGCTCACCGTCTGATAGGCGAACTGCCGGATGAAGTCGGCGTCGTTCTGCGTAGTGATGTTGACGATGGCCATGCTACCTCACACCTTCAGCCAGTCCTTGCGAGCCTGCGTCATCGGCGCGTCGAACGTGGCATCAATCTGCGCGTGCGTGGTGATGGTGCCAGCCTCGATCTGCGCGAGCACATCATCCGAGACCGCAAAGCAATTGTTGATGTGCGTCAGCAACTCGGTGTTCATCGCCGCCATCGCTGCTGCGTCGAGATCGTAAGTCAAGCCATCGGCGGCGTGCCACGGCGTGGTGACAGCGGGGTTGGCCAGCTGCGCGTTGTAGACGCCCGTGATCTTCGCCTGCGAGCGGTCGTCGGTCTTGATTGGCATGCCTGACGACAGCGTGATGCCAGCCTGTTCCTTCCGCCAGCGCTTGTAAGCCGTGTAGCCCTGGAGCGTGACGAAGAGGTTGTAGGGATCAAGGACGAGCTGCAGTTCGGCGTCGGTCTGCGCGCCCGCCTGATCGCGCGGCCACTGCGATGGCATCGCCATCCGCACGAACACCGCATAGTCGGCGTCGTCAGCAGGCACCGGGGTCTGACGAGCGCTGGCGAAGATGCGACCGTCGTCGGCGATCCAGTACCAGTGGGTCGGATCATATTGCCGCGCCGAGGCAGGCACTGCCATGAGGCTGATGTCGTTCATATATACTGCCCTCCCGATGTTTGGGTGCCCGCGAGGTTGCCGGGGAAGTAGTTGATGCCCTGGCCCGCCGTGTTGATGATGCCGTTCGTCTTGACATCGTATTTCTTGCCGGTGCAGGCCGACGCACTGACGATGCCGCCCGTGAAGAACATGGCTGCGACCGCGACATCGGAGCACATGATGAATGCGCCTGCGAAATTCATCGGCGTGTTGAGCACGACGAACTGCGGCGGGGTGGCGATGTTGACAACGTCGATGCGTCCACCGCCGAAGCACGCCAGCCAAGCGGCGCCAGAGAAGGTGTTGCCGAGCGGCGGCCCGCTGACAGTGAACTTGTCGGTCGTCGTGCCGTTAAGTCGCACCGTCCCGCCATTGTAGATGATCATGTGGGTGCCGTTGCACGAACCCCAGTCGATGTTGTCGATGATGAGCTGCGTCGAGCTGGGCACGGCGATGCCGTTGCCGTAAGTCCCGAGATTGCCGACTAGCCTGAAGCCGCTGATCTGGTTGGCCACGCCCTGCGCCACGAAGCAGACCTCTTGAATGTCATTGCGCCCGCAGGAGACAAGGCAGTTGCCGGGATTGGCCTTGTTGCCCTGCCAGAGCACGGCTCCCTGACCGGCGACCGCAGGAAGAATGCACTGCCGGTAGTTGGTGGCGTCGGCGACATGGACGGTGACATTGAAGCCATTGAGGTTGAACTTCGACACCGCGTCGCTGGCGCGCTGCAATGTCTTGAACGGTCCTTTCGGCGCGACGCCGACGGCGGCCTGCGAACCATCGAAGGCATCGTCGCCCGTGTTGCCGTTGACGTAGTAATCGAGCGCTGCGGTCAGAAAGATCGGACCGCCCGAACCGCCAGCGTTGATGCCGCTCAGCACCCACTGCGCACCATCGTAGGTGAAGGTCGCGACGCTATCCTTCAACAGATCGTACTGCTGGAGGTTCTTGCCATCGGGCCGAACGACATGCTTGGGCGACAGCGGATAGAGCGCCAGCGTGCTGTCGCCTGCGTTGGTCGCGCCGACCTTCAGGCGGCACACCATGCCGGTGTAGTAATCGTCCGGCGCGGGCTGGAGCCGCGCGACATAGGCATTCGCCGTGCCGTAATCCGTCGAGAAATTCAGGCGTGACGACTGGATGGCCTTGCCGAGCTGGCGTAGGTCTGCGTTGTCGGGCGTGGCAATGCTCACGTCGGCAATCAGGTTCACGATCTCGCGCTGCGGATACTCGATGGACGCCGCAGGCGGGATCGAGCCCATCGTGCCGGTCGAGGGGTTGCCGTTGATGTAGGGCGCGTCTGGATCGCTGACGCCGTAGGGCTGGTTATATTGCATGTGCTTTCCTCTCTAAGGTGTGCCTTCCATCGGATCGCCGGGATGCAGGTTCGTGTAGTCGAAGATGATCTGCGTGTGCGCGGGCTTCCAGCGGTTGAGCAGGCACTCCAGATCGTCGGCGAGACCAATCCGCAGATGCGGATCGACGCCGGTCTGGCCTGATGTGACGCGAAACCACGTAAGCTTCGCCATGTGCACATGAACGGTCCAGTAGTAGCGGACCTCTAGCGGACCAAGCCCGTAGTTGGGCCACGCCGACAATTCTCCGTCAGACACGTTATGATCGCCGGGCGGTGCCGGGATCGGCTGACCCCACTGGTTGCGCACCGGATCGGGCGGCAGCGCGCCGATTGTCCGGCAATCGCCGCAGCCGTCCATGGCGATGAAGAACGGGCGATATTCGGTGATGGTGATGGTGTAGCCAAGCATCGCTGCGACATCGATGAAGAACTGCCGCGACTGCCCGCCCTCAAGCGTCATGCGCATCACCAGCGCGAGCTGTCGCTCTGCGATGCTCTGCGGCTCCGCGTAGCAAGGATCGGGCAGGCCCCAGTTGCGCTCCCAGTCCGGCAGGAGCTCGATGGTGTGGCGCGGATCGCTCTCCATATCCAGCAGCTTGCTGGCGCGGATTTCGAAGTCGCCCCAGATGCGGGTGAGCCCGCGCACCACCCTCATCAGCACGCTGTCCTCGCCGCGCGGCCACGCCTGCCCAAGCGGAAGCAGACGTTGGAATGCGTCGGCATATTCCTCGCCGGTTCGTGTGACGTGTTTGTCGCGGGTCGGATCAGGCATAGAGCACAGTCCCCAACACTGGCATGTACGCGGGCGCGGGCATCTCGGTGCTTTCGTAGTCGAGTTCGTGCGTCTCCTCGCCAACCGCTTGGCTGATTGCTTCATCGACCCATGAGCGATACCAAGTCTGGCCCGGCTTGCTGCGTTCGAACTCCATGTCCTTGATCGACGCCTCGATCCGGGCGCGCACACTCGGATCGTCGTTGGTCAGGTTGCGGATGGTGATGTTGTAGAGGAACAGGATCGGTGCCATCACGAAGGTGTCCTTGACCGTGACGGGCCGCATTTGACCGATGTAGTCGGACACCACCTCTACGTCGGCAGGCGTCGGCAGGCCGTGATTGTCGGGGTAGAGGTCGTCCATCAGGAAGCGCACCGTCATGGTGCCAGGACCGATCTCCTGCGCGGCCCATGCCCGCGTCACGCCCGGCACTGCCATCGCCCAGCGCACATAGTCGGCTTGGCTGCCGCCCATCGGCGGGTTTTGGATGCGGAACAGGATGCGCTCGCGCAACTGGTCGTCGGTCTCTTCGTCAACGCCGCCCGTCATGTCGCCAACCAGCGGCACCAGTGTCACGCCGGGAATAGCTGGCTCCAGCGACAGCGTGTCACCGTCAGGCAGATTGCTGATCGAGCCGGAGGTCAGCGCCACCGCTTCAGCCGTGCCGAGGCCGCCCGAACCAATCTCGCCCTCGGTGACGGTCTGATACTCGACACCGTTCGCGCCGTTCATCGTGGTGCCGACCGGGATCACGATGTCGTCGTTGCCTTCGAACTGCACGGTGCCGCTGGCATAGGTCGCGGCCTTGCGACCCTTCGATCCATCCGCGTTCACCAGCCAGATTTGGCCGTGCCGATCCAGCCACTCCTGCTCTGCGGTGTCCGGCATCAATTGCTTTGCCAGCCAATCGAGATACAGGAACGTCAGGTGCGTGAGCCCGGCCATTGCATCGCTCATGATGCGCAGCACCGAGTTCGGGATCATCGCCTTCGCGCCAAGCTGCGACAGCACGTAATCGCGCGCCAGCCTGCGGGTGTCCTTCAGCGTGGGTGTGTTCCAAGGCATCCTATTTCCCCAACTCGTCCCACAATTCACTGTAACGAAGCTCGACCTCCGGCTCCGGCCCGCGATAGATCACCACACCGAGATCGATGCGCTGCGTGTCGATCTGCTCTGCCAGCACGTCGATGTGCGAGGTGATCCGGCGCTGCGTGAAAGGAGCCATTGCCTCGCGGGTCCAGCCTTCGGCCTTGCCAATTGTCGAGCCCTGACGCGCCAGCGGCCCGGTGATCTTGGCGCGATGCAGCAGCCAAAGCAGGCATCCGACCGGCCAGCCGCCCCAGATTTCCTCTGCGTCGAGGTCTCCCCACCATCCTCGCCGGTCAGTAGCTTCGAGGTCCGGCAACTCCTCTTCTTCCGGCGCGAGCGCGTCGGTGCCCAGCGCCACGATCACCGCGCTCTGCAAATCGTAGCCGTCAACGATCAGGTTCTGATCGTTCATCAGCCAGTCGAGTTCGACCGCATAGGCGGGGAAGTCGAGCTGTTGCAGGTAGCGGATGTCGCTGGCCATTACGGTATCCTGAATGGCTCGGCAGTCGGCCCGCCATCGTTGAACACGATGGGATGGCCCTTGATGTCGAGCTGGTTCTTCACGTCGATCTTCATGGTGTCGCTGCAGTTGATCGTCATCTTCTTGGCGGTGAAGGTCCACTGGCCGGACTGCCGGTCGTAGACCGCGACGACCTGATCCTTGTCGAAGATTTCAATCTTGTTCTTGGTCGAGCGCACCTCGGTGTTCACCTCTTCACCTTCGTGCTTGTAGTCCTCATGGTTGGGCGCGCGGGCCTTCTCGGCGCGCTCGTCCGGTGATGCGCGGAAATAATCCCAGTCAGCATCGATCCACGTTTGCAGGTTCTTCTGCGGCGAGCCGCCTTTCTCGCGGTCCTGCTTCTTCTTGGTGACGTGACGCAGCGAGACGATGCGCTCCTGCTTCTCGCTCTTGCCGGTCGCGCGGCCCTCGGCATCGCGCAGCATCACCGCGCCGGGCTGCTGGCCTTCGCCTTCGTCGTCCAGCGACAGCATGAACATCCCGTTCTTGCGGATCAGCGTCATCTGCCCTTGGTGGTCGTACTGCGCGCTTTCACCGGCCTTCAATCCCATCGGCCGGTGCCGCCGGTCGTCCATGCCGATGATCACCGGGTGGTTGCGCATGCCGCCCAGAAACACCGCGATGCCTTCGGCGGCCGGGCCTTTGATGTTGCTCTCGCCGCCACCGCCACCGCCACCGCCTTGCTGGTCGTCGCGGGGCATCGGCATTGAGGTCATGCCGAAGCTCTGCAGGCGCTCCACGATCTTGCGGCCTTCCTTGACCATGCCGTCGAAGCTCAGCTCCTGCATCATCGGATTGTCGTTGGCCTTGTTCATGGTCAGCCGCACCACATGGTGCATCGCGCGTCCCGCCATATCCGTCAGGCTATTCCGGTGCATCAACCGCCTCCTGCTTTCTTTGCGCGCTCCGCCGCCTCACGCTCGCGCTCCTGCCGCATCGTTGCCTCGACTGCTTCGCGATAGTTCAACTGGCCGTTCATGTGGATCGGATCGACAAGCGACAGCGTCGTGGTCGAGCCGCCGTCGCTCTGCTCGTACTTGCAACCGGCGCAGCCCAGCACCATCCCGTTCATGATCAGCATCGGCGATGTCACGGTGTAATACTCGCCCGCCTTCCACACGTCGTTGGACTGGTTGTTGTCCTTGAACCAACCCTGCACCGTGACCTGGGCTTCGATGAAAGAGCCTTCGGTAAACACCTTCTCCATCATCGCGCGCCGCCGGATGCCGTGCATATCGTCGGCGAGGTCGGCCGGGATCACCTGATGCCGGTTGCGCGAGGAGGTGCCGTCCTCAGTCGCGATCTGCTTGTTCTGGCTATCGCCATAGGCTTTGTTGCTGCCGTTGTTCTGGCCGATGACGTAAATCTTCCTGTAGACGTTCTGGTCGCGCACCACAGCGTTGGCGCGCAGGATGTTGACGCCCTCGACCAGCTCGCCGGACGGCGATGCGGAGTGCTCGCCAATCGCCAGCAGGCCGCCATGGGCGTTGCTGCCGATCACGATGTTGCGCATGCGGGCATACTGCTCCAGCGCCTCCATGATCCGCTGGCCCGGCAGTATCTGGATGTTCTCGAACGGCTTGCTATCGACCGCGCCAGTCTCCTTCAGCTTGATGCCGAGATGCGACATCAGGTCTCTCGCAAGCTGCGACCATGACTTGCCGTCGTGGCCGTCGAGCTTGTCGATAGGAACGCTGGAGTTCGTCAGGTCCACGGTGTCGCCGCAGCCGATCAGCCGCACGCCGTGGTTTTTGGCGTCGAAGCCGACATGGCGCTCAACGATGTAGCCGAACACCGCAGGCACGCCGCCGACATAGACGCGGACGATGTCGCCCGGCACAAACTGCAGGGCGTCCCAGCGCAGAGGGATGTCGGCTTCCTCAGTGCACTCGAATTGAAAGGTCGGGAATGGCTTAGTCACCAACTGCTCGACCATCACGTTGGTCCAGTTCGTGAACAGCCCGCCGCGCACCTCCATCGTGATGATCTCCTTGCCGGTGTTCAGGCGTTCGGGATCGTCGGCTTGCTCCGGGGCGCTGAGCGGCTTTTTGCCGACATAGATGCGATCCGTCCGGGGCGTGGCCTCGCTCGGCACCGTCTGCCCCGTGTCGCGGTCATCCGGCGCATCCACGATGACGGGCGGGAGTTCTTCGATTTTGCCGGTGAAGCGGTCGTTGAAGGTGCTCATGTCACACCGCCAGCATCTTGCCGGTGCGCGGCATGAAAGCCGGGTGCACGACGTGATTTTCCTTGATCAGCTCGCTGTAGCGCTTCGCGTCGGCATAGACGCGCTGCGCCATCCGCAGTGCCGGAAACACCTCCTGATATTCGTAACGGACCACGCGCGGCAGCACCCGGCCGCGATTTGCCAGATGGACGGTGACATCGCCGTGCAGCCGGATCAGCGCCATGTAGGTGCCTGCGTCCAGGTCGTCGGCGGCGATCTCCGATGTCTGGTTGAACGCGGCGTTCATTTGCGTCGCAACTTCGTCCACCTCGTCGCGCGAGCGGAAGTTCATGAAGGCGATGATGCGGGCTTCGCAGGCCAGTGTGAGCCGCACCATCGCCAGCACCGTCTGCACGGCAGGCAGCGACACCGGTTGCACTGCCAGTGCAGCCTTGCGCACCCGGTCCATCGTCACCAACGTCGCGTAGCTGTGCCGCGCCAGATCGAGGGCGATGCCGAACGCGATTGCGAATGTCGGCAGGTTCATCATGTTGGTGTCGGCCTTCATCATCCCGACGATGCGGCGCAGAGCGGTGCCGACATCGCCGCGCGGATCGACCGCAGCCGACAGGATCACCGGACAGATGCGCCTCACGATTGCCAGCACTTCATCGGCTTCATCACCAGTCATGGCAGGCTCGGTACGCTGTTGGAGACATCGGCACCCCGATAGACTTGCGCGTAGGGCGAAGCCTGCTGCGCCGTCTCGGCATCAGGCTGGCCCTCGCCAAGCACGCTGTTCTCGACATTGCTGCCCGACTTCTGGATTTCCTGCGGCGTCGATACGGTGCTGCGATAGTTCGGATCGCCGTACTCAACGAACTGCATTTCGATGGCGCACATGCCGCCGCGCTCGCGCGCCTCGGTGACGCTGTAGCTCTGCACCATGACCTTCACGTCGCGCATCATGTACGGCGTCGGCAGCCGCAACAGGCCGGGACCATCCTTATCTAGCGCGGTGATCAGCGCATCTTTCAGCGTTAGATAGCTCGGCCCGATCAGATAGCCCTGCACGCTGTAGACGTTGGCGCGCTTGCCCATGTCCTCGGCATAGGGGACGTTCCGCTTCGGATATTCGTGCAGCGCCACGCGGCGACCACCGGCCTGTCCGCCCGTCTCGACATGGAAGATCGCATCGCGAAACCGCGCCTGCTGATAGCGATCACGCCAGGGGTTCTTGAATGACCGGATCGGTGCCATTGCTACGGTCCTGCTTCAGCGACGTTCGCAGGCGCGCTGGTCGGCTGCATCTGCTTGTAGTTTTCGATGGTGGATTGTTGCCAGAGCCCGTCAGCCGTCGCGCTGCCACGCGCAGCGGTGCCGTTGCTCTCGATCTTGACGTTGACGTTGCCGGAGACTTCCTGCCTGCCAGCGATCTGCTCATCCACGCGCCGGTAGGAGAAGCCGCCATCGGTCGGGAAGGTCTTGCTGGTGTACCCCATCGCCGCCGCGCCAGCCGCCGTAATGTCGATGCCGCGCCCGGTACGACGATGCGGCCCGCTGTCGATATGCGGCAGCAGCATTGTCTTGCCGTCCGGGCCGGTGACTTCGTACATCTGCCCGCGTGGCTTGCCGTACTGGTCGGCGGGCAGGGCGATGCCTGGCATCGTGTTCTCGAAGCCGCCAGCGGTCGGTCGCCCGGCGGGCTCGGTCGGATCGGACGGCCAGTCCGGCGCGCTGCCGAAGTAAGAGCCCTTCACCACCTTGCGATCTTCGGCGCTGCCGCCAGCCGCTGTCGGTCCAGCCGAACCGCGCCGAAACTCATACTGGCTGGCGTTGACGCCTTGGCGGATACCGCCTTGGTTACCGCCCACCATTTCGAACTTGCCGCCCTTGACCGCGCCCCCGGCGAACGCGACGTGGCCGCCAGTCTGGCCCGGCTGCACCATGCCGCCGTAGCGGCTGGTCTTGCGCACAGCGACGTCGCCTTCCTTGACATCGGCTGGATCGACGTGCTGGCCCCAGTTCAACCAGTTCGAAGCAACGGCGGCACCTTTCGGCGGTGCGCCGCCAGCCGACTTGACGACCGACGCCGCGAACTGACCGCACCATGCGCCGGATCGCGGATAGCCCTTTTCCGTCATGAACTGCTGAAGCTGCCCGCCGGTCGCGCCGCGCGACAGCATGTTGCGGGCCTCCTGCATCACGTCCTTCGGGACGGAGCCGGGCAGTTCTCCCGTCGAACTGGTCGCGCCTGACGGGCCGCTTGTGCCGGTGCCAGAGCCTCCCGGCTGCGCGCCGCCACCACCGCCGCCGCTACCACCGCCGCCAGCGCCCGGCGTCAGGTTGGTGTAGCCGCTACCGCCGAACGATGCGGCACCGCCGCCAGCACGCGCCGACGCCGCGCCCGCGCTGCCGCCGAAGGTCGCTGGCGTGAAGCCGCCGCCAGCGGGTGCGCCGCCGGTCTGCACATAGCTCTGGAATTCGACCAAGGCGGCAAACACGCCGTCCTTGACCATGCGGGAGCCTTCGGACAGGTCGCTGCCGCCGCCGAAGCCGTCACCGAACGCTGTCGGCTTGTAGCCGCTGCGCGGATTGACATTGCGCGGTTGCATGAAGTTCTTGAGCGCATCGCCTGCGGGCACGTCCGGCGTTGGCGCGCTCGGTGGTCTGTAGCCGCTCCTCGGGTTCAAGTTCGGCTGGTAGTCGTAGCCGGGAACGATCTTCCCCAGCAGCGTGCCCTTGCCGGACGGCCCTTGCGCGAACTTGAACCACGCCCTGTCAATCGCCTCGATCTTTTCGAGCACAGTGGTGAGAGCGTCGATTGTCTTCGTGAGACCCGGAAACAGTTGAACGCCGGTCGTGGTGACCAGATGGTTCCACGCCTCGCCAAGATCGATCAGGCTGTCGGCGAACTTCTGCGCCTTCTCCTGATCCTCTTTGGAGACCGGCTTAATCTTGGCTTGCGCAGTGGTGAACTGCTCATAGCTCAATCGCGCTTTGTCGGCACCGAGACCGATCTGGTCGAAGAACATCCGCGCCTTGAAGCCGGACGGCTCAGCCTTCTGCAGTTGCTCCTTGAAGTCGAAGGCGACCTTCATCTTCTCGGCTTGCGTGGTCGCCGCCTGCATGCGCTGCACGATGGGACCAGCGCCCATCGCATAGAGTTCGTCGCGCGCACCGCCGATGTTGTAGCGCAGGCCATCGGTGGTCTTCTTGAACGCCTCCATCCCCGACATCATGGATTGCGCCGACACACCCGCCTTCTGTGCCGTCACCTGCCACGCGCGCAGATCGCGCTCGCTGATCCCCAGTTCTTTGCTGGCATACTTGAGTTGGACAACGCGCTTCGATGCGTCGGCCAGCGTTCGCCCAAGCTGGCCGAGTGCGAGACCGACACCGGCAGCACCGAAGCCGAGAGCGCCCAGCGCCGGGACCGCCGACGTTATCTCGCGGCCCACTGTCTTGACCGTGGTCCCCAACCGGGCGAATTCGGTGTTGATGGTCTTGATGCCGGGCGCACCGCGCTGGCCGACGATGCCGATCTCGCGCCCGATCTTGCGTAGCTCGGCCAGCGCTTGTTCGCTGACCACCGTCGCCCGCATCCTCAGGACATCATCGACCATGGCTACCGTCTCATTGTTGAGGTCGCTTCGGTTGTGCGACCTCCAGCAATCGTTCGGTCCACATCAGGTGCTGATGAACATCCTCCAGCGGCATCGCCAGAGTTTCACCCGGATTAAGCCCGTAAGCTTTCGCCAAGCGATAGCAGGCTAAAACTGCATCGCCTGTGCGCCCGGAGGGAAAAAACCCATCAGCGCGTGCGCGCATGTTGACCAATCCTCCGCGTCCATTGATGCGATTGTCGATGGCGGCACCGCCGCGAGCAGTGACATCATCTGCCCCATCGCTGGCGGGTTCGGGCGCACTTGTCCCGTGGACCAGTCGATGTGGATCGGATAGTCGTCGCCGATGGCCATGATGTCCTTGCCGGTCGGCCGCCGAAACTTCATCTCGTTGAGCGTTTCGCCATGCGCCTGCACTGGCACCGCCAGCTTGATCACGACTTCCTTCGGCCGCTCCTTGGCCGGAGCCGCTTCCGTCTGCACCACCTCTGGCCTCCGCGCCGCGTTCTCGCCCGCCATCGCTTCCGCTCCTGTTAGCTGATTTCGTCGCAAGACACGCCTTCGAAGCGGACCCGAAACTGTCCGTCGTGCGTGTTGATCTCGACCGGGCCCTTGTGCCAAGCGTTGCGCAGCACGTAGGTCTTGCCGTTGATCAGGTCGGCCTGGATGGTGGCGTCGATGATGCTCTCGATGAACTCGGTGCTGATTTCAGGCAGCGTCGAGATGTCGCCCTCGATGTAGGGGACGCGCGGCAGCTCTTGATAGCCGTGCACGTAGTCCTGACCAGCGATGCCGGTGCGCTCCATCGGCGAGGACGAGACGGTCAGGTTTCCCTTGAGTGGATACTGGTCCCCGTTGACTTTCAGATACGCCGTACCTGCAATCGGTCCTTGCGGCATGGTCCTCTCCAGCGTCGAGATGAACGATGCGCAAGAGAAGTCACTACGCGGCGCGGTGCGGAACGCTCAGAACGTCAGGAAACGCCAACGCCCGTCGCGGTTTCCTTGGCGGCCTTTGTCAGGACGCACTAGCTGCCAGTTGACAATCCAAGTGCACGATGGCATGCCTTACCGCAGCAAATATGGAAAGTATTGGAGAGCAGATATTGACGGCGGACCCCGCGCAGCCCTCGATTGGTGATGAGGAGATTGAGAGCCTTGAGGCGCTGTTTGATGCCCTCAAGCCCTTCTTCGAAATGGAGCACGCTGTGCTGCCCGCAGCCTATATCCGGGCGTTCATCTTGGTTGGCAAGAAGGAAGGACTAAGCGTCTCTGAGTACGCGCAGCAACTCCAGATCAGCCCGACCGTGATGACGCGCAACCTGCTCGACATCGGGGACCGCAACCGCCAGCGGGAAAAAGGGCTCCAATTGATCACCCAAGAGCGCGATCCGTACGACCTCCGGAAACACCGAGCCCGCCTGACACCCAGGGGCCGCAAGTTGGCGCACGACATCAACGTGACCCTCAGGCGCTTACGGAAGAAGTGATGTCGGACGAATTCCATTCGAGATGCATGCAACGATCAGCCCGCTCATTAGGCTCGACCGCTGGCGCAGATCGCGATGCCGTCCCGCAGCGCGACCTTCTGGAAACACCCGATCGCTGAGGATGGGCAGGCGTTGACCACATTGATGCCGTGCGCGGTGAGATACGGCACATAGACGCGGAAGTGTTCCGCCCAGGCAGACCAACGCCCCTCGTAGTCGAAGCCGAACAGCACGATCTGCTTGGCGCGCTTGTGGATGCAGATTTGCATCGCGCCGAAGTCGCTGCAGCCGCCGCCGTAGATCACGCCTGGATCGTCGGACAGCCCTTGGCCGTCGAGCCGCTTCAGATAGGTGATGTTCTTCGATGGCGGCATGGCGCCCGCGAGCTGATCCTCCCGCTCCGCGAGATAGACCCGGCTCTGCACGCTGGCGAGCTTGTCTTGGCTCCCGTTGAAGTCGAGACCGAAGGCCGCGTCGGCCCAGGGGATGTCGAAGATCGAAGTCCTGACTGCGAGCACGTGGGCGCCACGCAGCTCCTCATAGTTGAGGTCGAGGAGCGAAGGCCCGCCGCCGATCACGGCGACGGGTTTGTCATCCCAGAACGGCTTGTTGATCTTGCCGTACATCGTTCGCCTCCGCTTATAGAAGCGGCGCGCACCTTGCCCGAGTGCGCGCCGCCAATGTCGCTAGAGGGCGATGGCCTGATCGATGCCCCTGTTATATTGCAGCCTGAACTGCGCCAGCACCGCGAAGATGCGGAGCTGGTTGATCAGGTCCGGCGGGTACAGCACGTTGACGCGGTTGGGATCATCAGGCGCGCGCTCCACGATCAGGTTCTGCTTGAACGCTACCGCATTCTCGACCAGCCCGATGAACTCATCGGCGCGATACTGCGCGATCAGCTCGGCCTTGATCACCTTCGGCGTCACGATGGCCTGACCGGCTCCGAACCGGGTGCCGTCATCGGCCAGCTTGTGCCTCGGATATTTCGAGGTGATGGCATGGCGCTGCCTGCGGAACAGCGCCGCCAGCGTGGCGAGCGTCGGCACCAGCTCGTAGGCGTCATCGCCCTGACCGTACAGGTTCTTCTGGTAGGTCGTGCTTTCCCGCTTGATCGCCGGGATGCCGTCCGCGTTGATGCCCTGCGTTGCGATGCCGACGCCGGACAGGTCGTTGCACTGCTTCATGGTGAAGCGCTGGTGCTTCGGCGCGGGCAGGCAGCCCTCCATCGGCAGCGTCTGCAGTGGACGCGCCGGGTCGTTGAGCAGGGCGCGGGCGGCCTTCGCGGTGTAGGCCGCAGCCCAGCACCATGTCGGCGTCGGCGAGTTGCCCTCGACGCCCATGATCGACAGGACGCCGGAGTTGTTGCTCGGCCCGTACTCCAGCAGATCGCTGTAGCCGGTCTGATCGTCAACATCGGCGGCACCCATCTTCGCCGCGAAGACGTGACCGTAGAGCTGACGCATCCAGCCCCAGCGCCCGTTGTCGCCGAAGCCGTACTCGGCTTCCAGCAGCGCCAGCGAGGTGCTGTCGGTGAAGCCGCTGGCGACGTACTCATAGATTTCGTCGCCAAGGTTCGTGATCGCCTGTGAGATGTCGGGCGAGCCCGTGCCGCCGGTCAGCTTATTCCCGGCCAACGTGATGACCAGGCCGACCGGCACCTGTTCTGCCGCGAGCAGGCCGCCATAGGCCATGCGCACGTCGATGTCGTTGCCCTCGACGCCCTTCCACTTGCAGGTCAGCGTCACCACCCCGGCTGCGGCGACGGCTTCCACCGGCATCGACAGATCGGCGTTGATGGCGTCGGCGATCTTGGTCGCGACGGCATCGACGGCTTCAGCGGCAGCAACGAACACCTGCACGCGGCGGCCTGCGACATAGACCGGCAGCGTGCCTGCGGAAGTCGATGCAGTGGTGACGGTGATGGTGCCGGTGGCTGCGACACCTGCCGCCGCCTCGGCAATGGGGGCCACCCACAGCTCCTGCGCGTAGTTGTTCTTCATGAAGATTTCGACCATGCCGTCCAGCATGGAGCCGTAGCCGAACAGCTTGCGCGCGTCGGCCTGCGACGGCACCGGGATCGGCACATCAGGGAGCGCCGTGCCGTCTGCCGACATGGTGCCGATCAGGAGCGAGGTCAGCCGCGAGCGCGGGTAGCCTGCCATGCTCGGGTCCACCTCGACCCAATACAGCGGCATCCGCCAGTTTTGCGGAATTGAATTGAATGACACGGGCATCGGCGCGGTCTCCTTCAGCCAGCGGTGATGCGGGCAGCGCCCGCTTTAGGGTGTCGTCTCGATGTCGTAGACGCGCTCGATCTGCGGCGTGCCGCTATCGACATGCTCCCTGTAGGGGAACTCCGTGGTGACGTGCACGACCTTGAGGTCGTCTGGCACGCGCGGCGGGAAGCGGCTGGAAAACTCCAGCGACATCTCCACCCTGATTTCGTATAGCGTTGTCTCGCCAGCTTTGGCGAACTGCGCCACGCGGTCCATCTCGGTGACGCCCTCGGTCAGGTTCACGAAATGCGGATCGCTGAGCAGCACGTCGTCGAGCTCACTCATCATTTCTTCCAGCGCCGGTAGATCGGTCTGCTTGTCGGTCTCGACATGCACGCCACCGGAGAAGCCCAGCGTCATGAGGTGCTTGAAGTGCGGTTCGGTGTGGTTGGCGTGACCGTCCTGCAAGCGGCGCTCGCGCAACAGGTAGACACCAAGGATCGGCAGATCGCCGGGCTGCACCTGGAGCATCGGCGTCAGGCGATAGGTCTTGAAGCGGGGGCCGAAGTAAATCTTAGCCAGCTCCATCGCCTTCAGTTGCACCTGGCTGGCGTAGTGGCTCATGACAGCGGCTCCTTGGAGCGGAGCAGCAGCGTCGCGCCGCCTTGCCCGTCCTCGTCGCTGTCGCCGACCCAATACTGCTGGCCGAACGCTGGATGCCTGATGTCGATGATGGTGATCAGATCGCCCTGGTCCGGGGGGATCACGAAGTCCCACGGCCGAATGCCAAGCGAGACTTCGTGGTCGGAGAAGATGATGCCATCCTGCATTTCAACGTCGAGGTCGCGCTTGTTGTAGACGCCGTTCGCCTCATAGGCAGGCTGACCCGGCTGCGTCACCAGCGGGGTGACGCTGACCTTGATCTGAAAGATGTCGCCCGCTGGCTTCAGCACCAGCGCATCGAAGTCGATCATGTGCTGCCCCGAATAAAACCCGGCGCTGGACTGCACCGGGTCAAGTCTCGGAAGGTTAGGAGAACGTGCCCTTCTGCAACGCCAGCGGACGCGAACAGAAGTTGAGCGCGTTCATCTGTGTGTCGAGATGCACGCCCTTGTCGTTCGGCATTGCGTACTGTTTGACGTAGCGCTCCTTGCCCATCGTGTTCACGGTCTCGATGTAGTCGGCAGGCGCGAACACCGTGGGGAACAGGTTCGGCACGCCGGTCGGATAGAAGTACGCCTGATTGGTTTCGACCATCGGAGCCGAGGCTGCACCTGCGACCGACGCATAACCGCGATAGTTCGTCCACAGGATGCCGCCGAACACGAAAGATCCCCATGAAAGCCCGGCTGCGCTGATGTACTGGTTGCGCAACTCGGCGGCGTCCTGCGTCTGCAGATAGGTCGCACGGACTTCCGGCGACATAATCAGCGCGTCGAAGAACGCATCGCCGCAGATCGCCTCAACGCCCGAGAAAGACTGGCCGTCGAGGTTCGCGGCGATGGTGCGGATCAGTGCCGCGCACTGCTGCCTGACCGCGCCCGTTGCCGGGTTGGCGCTGAAGACGAAGTTGATCGCCACGGGCGGGGTGAGGCTGTACTCGGTGAAGAGGTTGAGTTGCTGGCCGTCAGCGTAGGTGATGATGCCCTTGATCGCGCCGACGCGGGCGTGCTCCTTCGTGTACTCCAGCGACTGGCCTGCGGTCTGCATCCGCTCGGCAACCTTGGTCATCACGCTTTCGGCCCCGGTCTCCTCGCCGAACGGGCGCACGCCTTGTACTTCCTCAGCCATGATGGCGTCGTTGATTTCGAAGTGCGGCACGCCCAGCATGCGCATCGCTCGCCGGGGCTTTGCAATCGTCACACCCGGTGCGCCGCGCGGCGTCGGTGCGACCAGCGACAGGACGTTGTTCTTCTCCTCGATGGCGATGGCGGTCGTCGCCACGCTTGTCTCGGTGAACAGTCCCTTGCTGCTGATGTAGCCGGGGATGAATTTCAGATTATTGATGGCGATTGTAAGCGGCACCACGCCGAAGGCATCGCCGCGAAATACGTCAAGCATATCCGTGATCCTTATTAAGCTGCCTGTCGGCGAGCGGTTGATGGGATCGCCCGACTACCGGGCGATGATGCCCTTGGTCGCGAGCGTCTGCATGCCGATGATCTGCTCGGGTGTCGTAATCGCGCCCCAAGTAATCAGGTTCTTGTTCACCTCGGCATCGGCCACGATGAGTGCGGTGCGCAGACCCTCGCCGGGGATGGTGCCGCCCGCATAGATGCAGAGCGCTTCGCAGTCCGCGCCAGCCGCAGCCGGAACGTAGGTCGCCGGTTGCGTGGCGGTTGCCGGTGCCGTCTTCCTCACCGGCATGCCGACATAGATCGTCGCCGGGTCAGCGAAGTAACCGGCACCGCGCGAGCGCTGACCGTTCGCTTCCGACAAGATGAATTCCGCGCTGTGATGCGGCTCAGTCAGGACGGGGAAGTGCGGCACGGTCGCAGCGAACGGGCTGACTTCGGCTGCGAGTTCTTCCGGGGTGAGTTTGGCGCGGCGATCGGCTTCCTTCGCCTGCTCCAATGCAGTCTGGTTCTCCCGCGCGATGCGCTCTTCGTTCGCCTTGAATTCGTCCTCGCGAGCCTTCTGCTCGCGCTCATGCACAGCACGGCGACCCTCGGCGGCTTTCTTCTGCGCGTCAGCCACACTCTGATCGACGCCGCTGTCCTTGGTCGCGCTGCTCTTCGGCGTCCGGCGCTCGCGCTCGTTGTCGGCATTCTTGATCTCGTGGTCAGTCATTGCGGAACTCCTTCTCTCTTCGGGTGAGCCTTACTTCTCGAGGCGAGCGTTGAGCTTGTCTGTGATCTTTGCCCACGCCGTTGCAGGGGCTGCCGTTGGCGGCACCAACGGGTGCTGCGGCATGATCTGCGGCTCAGCGGCGCGCAGCTCCAGCAACTCCCTGCGGACCTGCTCGATCGGCGTGCTCGCGCGAACGTAAGCGCCGACGCGCTGCGGCTGCTGCGCCAGCGTGCAGAGGTCAGTGACGCTTGCGACGTACTGCCGATGCTCATCGACGCCCTGCTGCTTGGCCGCGTCGAGCGTGATCACCTTCGCAGTCGCTGCCGCCGGAGCTGGCGGCGTCTCTGGAGCAGGGGGCGTGGCAGGCGGTGCCGGAGGGGCTACCGGCGGCTCCTCCGGCACCTCAGGCTCCGTTGCCGGGGAAGGCGGGTCGCCCGGCTGGTCACCTGTCTCGGCGCGGAAGCGATCGGCTGCCGCCCTGGGCAGAAGCCGCAAGGAGAACTTCGCGGCCATCCTTTTCTCTGAGGTGACTTCGTCGGCGAAGCCCCAGTCCTTCGCTTCGGCTGCATCCATCAGCCGGTCCTCTTTCATCAGTGCCTTGACCTTGGCCGTCGTTGATTTGGCGCGCGCCACGTAGGTCGCGGTCAGCGACTTGTCGATGCGGTCCAGGTCGTCGGCCATTGCGCGCATGTCGTCGGCGTTTCCCAGCGAGATGCCGGATGCGCCATGGATCAGCAGGAACGAATTGCTCGGCATCACGATCTTGTCGGCAGCCATCGCGATGAACGAGGCGGCTGAAGCGGCGATACCGTCCACTTGCGCGGTGACCGTGGCTTTGTGGTTCTTCAGCGCGTTGTGGATCGCAACGCCGTCGAATACGTCACCGCCGGGTGAGTTAATACGCAACGTGATGGCATCGACATCGCCCAGCGCGGTCAGGTCGTCCAGAAACTGCTTGGCGCTGACGGTGTCCTCGCCCCACCACGACTTGCCGATCTCGTCGTAGATGACGATCTCGGCGGTCTTGTCGTCGGCCTTCATCGTGAACCACTGGCGCATGGCGTCCTCCTTCATGCCGCGTCGGAGGCTGCGGCCTCGTCGGCTTGTTCCTGTGCTGCTTGATCGGCGGCATCCGCGGCGTCTTGCGCGGCTTGATCCGCTGCTGCCTGATCGCCGGGCTGGGTAGCCGCCGCGTAGACCACCGGGAAAGTGAGATCGAAGCTTTCCTCGCGCGCCTTGTCTGCAGCAATGCGCCGGTCGTTCTCCTCCGGATCGTTGCCCTCGGCTTCGACCACGTCGCTGCGGCTCTTGAAGCCCGCATCGACTGCGAGTTTTTCGGCCTGCCGGTCCTTGAGCGGATCGACCCAATCATTGCGCTGCGGTATCCATTTCGCGCGTTGATAAGATGATTGCTGCGCAAGGTAGGCGGACGCATCGAGGGGGATCGCCTGCGCCAGCACTGCCGTGTTCATCCAGCGCTTCCAGATCGGCATGCACATCTGGGAAACGATGATGTTGTGCTGGAACTGCTCGAGCTTGCGCCGAAACTCGACAATCGAGCCGCGCAACGATGAATAGTTGGCGCGGCGCAGATCGGACGTGCCGACCGAATAGGGGATGCCGAGTGCCGCGAACAGCGCAAGCTGCTGGCGATACTGATATGCCTCGTATGATCCGCCGACGTCGGCGGGCTCGGAGAACTTGATGTCCTCTCCCGGCAGCAGTGTCTGCATGGTGCCAGGTTCAAGACCGCTCAGCCCGATGTTGTCCTGCGGTGCGCTGGTGTCGGTGCCGTCGATCGGGATCACGTCCTCCGGCGTCGGCGTGGTGATGAAGCCCGCGAACATCGCGGAGATGCGCTTCCGCTCCAGCTCGGCGTCGTCGTACTGGTCGAGCAGGAACATCCGCACGAGCGCGGGCGTGATCAGCGGGACGCCGCGCATCTGGCCTGGCCGGGTGCACTTGAAGACGTGCAGCACGTCGGATGCCGGGACGCGCACCGGCTGCAGCGAGCCGGTGATCTCGATCGGCGCGTCGCCGGGATGGACCGGATAGAACCAGTAGGCGGCGCGCTTGCCCAACAGGTCCAGCTCGATGCCGTTCATGATCCAGTTGCCGTTGGGCGCCTGCATGTTCAGCCAGTACGGGCACATCTCGCTTTCGAGCAGTTGCAACTGGAGCGGCACGGCGTAGCCGTCCTCGATCCGGCGGCTGCGGAAGCGGATGAAGCACTCGCCAGCTTCGAACAGGGCGCGCGCGACAATCGTCTGCATGCCGTACAGATCGGCCAGCCCATCGGCATCGGCGTCGTCGGTCCAGTCGAGCCAGAGCTGCATGATGGTGTCGCGCAGCTCGGCGTTCTCGGTCAGGAGCGAGGACGGCTTGATGCCGGTGCCGATCAGGTTGGCGACGAAGCTCTCGCAGGCCGCGTTGGCGTGCGGGTTGTTGCGCAGTGCATCGCGCGCGCGAGCCCGCAGCAGGGCGCCGGTCGAGGACAGGATCGTGTTGGTGGTGTACTGCGTCGGCTGCCAGCTCTTCAGTCGGCGCCGCTGGGCGCCGCCGTCATAGTAATTGCTGGCGCGCTTGCTGGTGCTCGATATGAACCGGCCCAGAATTCCCTCCGACAGGATGTCGCGGAAGGCACCCATCTCACAGCCCCTTGTCGGCTTGAGTGGTCATCCTGATCTGGCGAATGCGCCCGCCCATGCCCAAGGCATCGGCAAGGTCTTCTTCGAGGCCGGAGAGGATTTGCCGCAGCTCGGCCAGGGTGCGGAATTCGGTGCGCTTGTCGCCATAGGCGGCGCTGTTGACGCCGGAGACGATGAGCGTCTTCAACGCAGTGATCTGCGAGACGATCTCTTCCAGCGTGGCCTTGGCTTGGCGGCGGCGCGGATCGAGCGCGCGCGCCAGCGCAAGCTGCTGCGCGCTCGACAACTCTGCACGGGGTTGGTCTGCTGACACGGCACGGAGCCACTAGGCTCCGAGATAGCTCGATCTGACGATGCGCCTGATCCTGCGACCGCGCGATATTGCGGGAGGAACGGGTGGCGCTTCGCGAGCGCTCTCTACCTCGGATGGGGCTTCCGGCTGCGTGCCAACGCCATCCTTATTCCTGTCATGACTTTTTTGCAATGGGATGCGCTGCACGTTGAGCAGGTAGCCCGCCGCCGCCTGCATCGCCTCGCAATCAAAGAAATGATTGTCGCGTGAGCGCTGCACCCATTCGACCCTGCCGGTCGGCTGCTTAAGTCGGGCTTCGCTGACGAGCTGGTGGCAGTAATCGTCATCGACATTCTTGAACACATGCCAGCCGCCGATGTGACCCTCGGGCCAGCGCAGCCGCTCATGCACCCAGCTTTTCCAGTGATCGGTGTCCAGGCGGACCAGCTCCAGGCCGTACTTGGCCGCGCGCCCGTCCTTGCGGCTGACCTCGAGCTTGGAAAAGATAAGCGGCGTGCGCATCGGCGAGCTGCTGCCCTTGGTCGGCCGGACCCGGCGCATGAAGCGGCGGCAGAATTCGTAGACCCGGTTGAGCGGCAGCGTGTCGGTCTTACCGGGTCGGAAGCCGCTGTCCACGAAGGTGAGCCGGATCGGCAATCCGTCGATCGGCTGCGACACCAGATCCCCGAGCGCGGTCCAGATTTCCTCTTCGGAAGTGTCGCCACGGAGATAGCCGTAATTGATCAGCCACGATGTCGCGCGTGCGCCCCAGCCGCGGATCACCCAGGGGATCGACTGCCGCTGCACATCGCACGTGAGGGTCAGATAGAGCACATCGTCGGGCACCTCGCCGCCGCCGGGTGAGTACAGCTCGCCGAAGCCTGCGTTGATCGCCTGCTGCACCATGGCGGGGTCGCCGCTCTGCTGCGCCTCGACTAGCACCGCGACGCGCTCGCCGAAGCTGACGAACGGCGACGCCAGCCCACTGACCCAGAACGAAGCCGCCATGGTGTCAGGCGGCGCGCCGTGGACGTTGCCGCCCTTGTCGATGGTCTGCCCAGGCGCGACATAGCGACCACGCGCGTTCATCTCGGTCTTGTGGTGGTCCTCGATGACGCCATGGCAGCGGGGGCATTCGAGGAAGGTCTCGCGCGCGGCTTCAAGCGGCGTGGCCTTGAGCGCGAAGCGCAACAGGTCGAAGCGCGGCACAAAGTATTCGTCGCAATGCGGGCACGGCCAGCACCAGTGATACCGGGTGCCCTGTTGCCAGAGCTGCCAGATGGGGCTTTCGATGTCCTCGGCCACCGCGACCTCCCAGAAAAACAGGCCGCTGGTCTCGTCCTTGACCGTGGCCAACCTGCCGCGCTTCGGCGTCGAGGTGACGACACAGACGAAGTCTGCATAGGTGTCGCCGCGTCGCTCGACCAGTCCGAGCGGGCCGCCCTGGTGGTTCACGTTGTTCCTCATCTCGTCGTACTCATCGACGAGCGCGAGTGCGGCGGGATCGGATTTCAACGCGGTCGAGGACCCGGCATGCGCCAATCGAAACGGGACGCCCCCGACGACCTTGCGCGTTTTGGTCATGCGCTTGCCGCGCGCGACCTTCGCGGTGAGCGTGGGCGCCTCGTCGAGTAGCGCCATGACGCGGGGCTCGAACTGCTCGCTCAGGAATTGCTTGTTTGGCCCGACATACAGGATCGGGGCCGGGCGCTGGTCGAGGCGCTGCCCGACGACGTCGAGTATCATTTCGGTCTTGCCGGTCTGCGCTCCGAAAGCGAGCACGATGCGCTTGTATTCGGCCGACGCGATGAGGCTCGACGGCATGACGATATAGGGCGTCAAGAGAGGATCACGCGGTCCCGGTATTGCCGCCGTGCGCGGGTAAATGCGGTTCTCCGCTGCCCAAACGTCCGGGGTCACTTCCTTGGACGGGACCAGCAGCAGCGCTGCGCGCGCCCAGAAGGTTTGCCTTTTCGTTGAAAGCATCCGCAAGGCGATGGAGGATGTCATTGAGCGCCTGATCTATCGTTCGGCGGAAGGTTAGGTCGCGCGTGACGCGGGCCGCCAGCCCTGCCATTTCGGAGCGGAAGCTGCCGACCATCTCATCCACGAGGCCGTTCACGTCCTCGATCTCGACCAGCCGCTTCTCGTTCTCCAGATTGCGTAATTCGATTTCGCGAGCGCGGGCATCGCGCACCCGGCTGTCGGCGGCACTCTTGCTGCTGCGACGTTCGCTGTCACGCAGAAAGCGGATCAAGGCGCGGACGCCTGCGATGAACGGGATCATTCCGCGCCCGCCGCGAGGCAATGACCCCTCTCGCTGGAGCTGGCGAATATAGGTTGCCGTGTAGTCAGCGAATGCCGCGAACTCGGTGACGGAGACAAACCGATCGCCCGCGGGCGGCTGGTCGTCGCCGATGTCTTCTTCGTTGCTCACCGCACGCCCAGGAATTTGTGGGTCTGAACGCTGATGCGCCACCGGTTCTGGCGGGCCGCCTCCATGCAAAGCTCGGTGGCTTTCTTGCTCATCGATAGCGGCTGCAACCAGACCAGCGCCGGACCATGCAAGCGGACCAGGGCGAGCAGCTCCTCGACATCGGCTGGCTTGCCGATCGGCATCTTGATTTCGTTGGCGCGTTGCCACGCCTCGGCCTGGAAGGTCATGCCGCCGGGCATGTTGAGCTTAGGCGAGACGGTGACCCAGGCGCGGGGGTCGATACGGATCGGCTCGGTGCCGCTGGTCTCGACCTGCACCGTCCAGCCGTCGGCGATCATGCGGCCCGACAATTCGGTGAGGTCATACATGCACGGCTCGCCGCCGGTCAGGACCAGATGCCGGGATTGGGATTGCGACAGGGTCTGCACCAGTTCATCGATCGACACGGCGGCAAAGCTCGGGCTTGGCTCGATCTTCCCCAGGATGATGGCGAGCGGATCGGGCGGCGCGTGGTTCAGTTCCCAGGTGTATTTGGTGTCGCACCAGGGGCAGCCGACATCGCAACCCTGCAGCCGGACAAAGGTCGAGGGCATGCCGGTGAACGTGGCCTCGCCCTGGACGGTTTCGAACAGCTCGTTGACCGGGAGCATCAGATCGCTGCTTCGCATGAGCATTTGCGGGTCTCATCGACTACGACGCGGACCAAGCGGACGGTCGGGGGCAAGACCTGGGGGCCGACGACGGTCAGGAGATGCGCCGCGATGTTCTCGGCGGTCGGGTTGAACGGGACGGTGACGATCGACGGCTCGATCACCAGCAGTGCGGGCAGGAGCGGGTCGCGATGCCAGAGCACCATGCGATGGTCCCAGTTATCTTCGAGCCACTGGCAGAGGGTGGACTTGATGACGCCGAAGTCAATGATGCGGCCCAGGTGATCGAGGGCATCGGCCTCGCAGTGGAAGTGCACGCGATAGTTATGGCCATGCAGAAACTGGCACTTGCCCTCGTGATCGACGACGCGGTGACCGCATGAGATGTCGTGATACCGGGTGGCGCGGATTATTGGCATCGGAAGCCCTTCGCTTGGATGAGCGACAGCACCTCGGCGCGGGCGGCCGGGCCGTCGCGGAAGATGCCGCGCATCACGGATGTGGTCATGGTGGTTCCGTCTTCCTTCACGCCGCGCCATGTCATGCAAGAGTGGCGTGCGCTGAGCACAACGGCAAGGCCACGCGGCGCGATGATGCGCTCGACCTCGTCGGCGAGCTGCATGATGGCCTCTTCCTGTATCTGAGGGCGGGACAAAATCCAGTTGGCGATGCGCGAGAACTTCGAGATGCCGATGACGCGCTCGCCAGGAATGACGCCGAACCAGACCTCGCCCTCGATCGGGCAGAGATGATGCGAGCACGCTGATCGAACGGTGATCGGGCCGACAACGTAAATCTCATCCATCGATCTGACGTTCGGAAAGTCGGTGCACGTCGGCGGTGGCAGATAGCGCCCAGCAAACACCTCATGCACGAACATTTTTGCGAGGCGCTTTGCGGTGCCCCGCGTGTTGTGATCGTTCTCGGTGTCGATCACCAGGGCGTCGAGCATCGCACCAGCGCAGCGCTCGACCTCGCCCTCGATGGCGGCGAGATCGCCGGGCAGCAGGGCGTCGAAAATGTTGTCGTTGGCCAGATAGGTCCGGCCCCCTGATTTGAGCCGATTTCGGACGGTCTCACCCGGCTTGGGGATCAGCTGAGCAAGTTTCTGCTTATCTTTCAATGGATTAGCCTGCATTTTCTATCGTTGTCTGTGGTTGCATAGCCATCTAGCGTCCCGGCTGGCGAGCAATTCCGCGCGCCCGGATAATCCGAAAAAAGGACTGACCAATGAACTTCGAAACCAGCAAAGAGCCCGTCTCCGTCACCAGCGAAAATGGCGACGCCCTGGTCCCCGGCACGGAAGCACGCGCCGCCGCCGATAAGGAAGCGAAGGCAACCGGCAAGCCGGTGACCATCCGACACGCAGTCACCGACAAGGTGCTCGCGACCGTGAAGCCGCCGAAGGCCAAGGTTGTGAAGAAGGCGGCGGCGAAGAAGAAAACGAAGCCAGCGAAGAAGGCCACGGCAGCGCCCGCTAAGAAGAAGAAGGCCGCCGCGACCAAGCGCGACAGCGACAAGCCCAGCGGGATGACCGCTGAGCTTGTGAAGCTAGCACTGCGCGCGAGCGGCGTCACGCCCGCCCAGCTCAATGAGCATTCCAAGTGGAAGGGCGCACCGTGGAAATGGTTCTTCTCTAATCCGAAGAAGACCGGTGTCGCTGATCGCTTTGGCTACAAGCTGAAGGTCGAGCGCGATGGTCGCGCCGTGACCTACTTCCTGACCGCGAAGTAAACAAAACAAACTGTGCAAGGACAAACACCAACGACACGCGACCAACGTCACCATGGCAAAATTCAAACTTGAGTTCACAGCCGACAATGCGGCGTTCGATGACCAGCCCGCGACCGAGATTGCGCGCATCCTGCGCAAGGTCGCTGACGTGGTCGTGCAGAACGGCGATTTAGACGGCATCGTTGTGGACATGAACGGCAACGTAGTCGGCTCCTACAGCCTGACGAAGGCGAAGGGGGTGCGGCGATGAGCGGCTACCGCCTCATGAGAAGCGACTGCGATCGCCTCGGGGTTCGCGAATGCGAACTGCACAAGTACTCGGCCGAGGCTTCCACCCTCGGCATCCGTGTCGGCGAGTGGCCGACGCGGATCGAGACCGACCTGGGCAACGGGATGCCCTTCATTCTGAGCCACTCCAAATCGCAACACGGCGACTTGCTGTGGGTGACCTGCAGCCAAGCGAACGGCTGCATCTCTCTTCGCATCTACAACGACTGAAAAGGAAATTCGCAATGTCGAAACTAACTCACGCCGATCTCAGGCAGTTCACCGGCAGCGAGCAGGTGTTCCGCCACAGCCTTATGCGCAGCATGACCTACACCGAAGGCGTGCAATATCTCGCCGAGAGCGGCGGCGCCTATTGGCTGATCGACAAGGTGGCCTGCTTGCAGCTCGAACCGAAGGTGAAAGCCCCAATCGTGGAAGCTGAAGGTCGCCCAGGATCGGACCGCCGTGCTGACCTGCGATGACGGCAACGGCAACATTGTCCATTCCGAACGGCTCGACCGGACTGACTTCCCGCTCGATGAAGTCGATCTGTGGGTCGAGGGCAACGTGATCCTACTGCCGAGCGAGCACTAAGATGAAATGGATCGTTATCGCCGCCTGTCCTGTAGGGCCGGTGAATAACCCCGGCCAGATACTGGCCATTATGTGTATGTTAAGCACATGTTACGCGGCCTTCTGCAATCGCTTCCCTGCTGCAAGTGCCTTCGTCAGCACGTCGCTTGCGGAAGTCTCCTCGCGGCCGGTGAGGCAGCCAATCGCGAATGCCATTTTTGCCGCTTTGCCGGCGCTGGCGAACTCGCGAGCCCGCTCTAGGTGCACGCGCATGTCGTTGAGTATGCCGAGCTCGCTCTGAAGTTCTTTCAGGGCACGGTCGAGCTTACGCCCGGCTTTGCGGCCATCGCAACAGAGCGTCGCGAAGAATTCACGACCATATCGCACCTTTTTCACTGCAATCCGAAGTTTGTGACGCTTGCGCCAATCGAGCCGCTCAAGCTTGCGCCCCCGCTTGCTAACCTTGCGGATGCGGCGCGCGAGTTCGTCCTGCGCGAACGCACGCGCCGGGCGCTTCCTCAGCGCTTGCGTCAACGCATCGGTATCGTTGCGCCAGTCACCATCAAGCAGCCACAACGCGCAATCCAGCAATAGGCTGCGGAAACGCTCGCTTTCAGCCGCCGCTCTTGCAGTCGCAAAACCGGCACTGCGTGTTCTCTCGAGATCGTGCTCCAGGATCTCGAACTCTTGCCGGTCCGGATGCTCGGCGCGATATGGCGTCAGCGTTTTGCTGACGAACACATCGAAATCGCGCGCGGGACCGAGCTGTTCGGTAAGCCATTTCAGCTCTCGTTTCAGTCCCTTCACCTTGCGGTCATGCAGCATATCCTTGAACAACGATAGCGCCGCGCGCATCCGTCTCAAACCCACCCGCATCTGGTGAATGCCTTCAGGCTCCCCGTTCCGTACCGCGCCCTCGTTGCCCGCGATCTGGTGGAGACAGGCCAAGCCGACCGTGGCAAAGGCGTCTGCGACTGTGGCCTGTCGCGCTATCATGACCGGCTCAGCGAAGACAGGAGCATCCAGCGCGCCGTCGAGCAACGCATAGCCTAGCTCCGCCTTGGCGCGAACCGACAGCGTGACGGGTGCGATTTGCGCGAGTTTTCTCGCAAGCCGAGCGAGTTCGCTGCGATCACCATGTTTCAATTCGATCTCGATTTCGGCGAGGTCGAGCTTCGCATCCGCCGTGACCACGCAGCCTTGATCGAAGGCTAGCTCGATATCGCTGTCGCCAATATGCAAGGGAATGACGACGCGCTCCACGCGCGTCTCAAATATGGGCTTCAGCTGTTTCGTCAGCTTGGCCGTCAGGAGCGGCGCGAGCGCGGTGTCGCGGGCCAACTCCAGTTTGGGCTCGTCGCGGTCAATCTCCGTTTCCCATTCCTCGCGGGCGACCAGCGCGCTGGAGTTGGCTTTAATGGTCTGCAGCCGCTGTGCACCGGCCTTACGTACCCGCAGGCTGATGTCATGTTCGCGGAGTACGAAATCATTGGTATCAAAATATACCGAGGTGAGCTCTTGCTTGCGGCTGACATCGTTGGCCTGCTTCTTCAGCCACGGCAGCGCCATCGCCTGCTGCAGACCGCGCTTGGACGTGGCGAGCTTGAGTTCAATTTCCGCGCCCACGGTTCCTTCTCCTTACGATGTATCCAACTTAAACGGCTTAATCTCTCAAAGCTCTGGTAAGGCTGGACCGTCAGCCGCCACTAGGCGGCCTCCGGGCTAGTGAATATTGTTCAGTGGAAGTCGCAGCTCTGCGGCGCGCTCCTCTCGGTCCTTCTAACGGAACTCATTTTCCCGACGCTCGAAATCGAGCAATTCCTTTCGAGCCTCCTCTAAAAGGCGGTCACGCAGTACCAGCGTCATTTGTGTGCGTTCAGTCATTGCTTACCCCGTCCGCTGTGCCCCAGCGTATGGCAAAACTGGAGCTCCAAAAAGGTTCATTGGTGGAAGATTACGAATTTATGACGGCATCACCCGTCGAATGGCGCGCCTCTGATTGTCCTATTGGAGCGTCGGTTCGACCAGGACGAGTGACCCAAGCATCCTTTGGTCTCCAAAAATGGGTTTGTCCGCAGCGCGGACATTTGAGAGGAATTGCAATATCGGGCAAGGTTTCAAAACGACAGTCTCAGCGCCCAATCCGGTCGGACGGGCTGCCCCGCGATAGGACAGTGGATCAAAATATCTGGCATACGAATACTCTGTGAAAATCTTGCGCAGCTTACCGCTCGCTGCGGCTCCCACTACAAGCGTTGAGGGTCATTCGCTCGGTTCGGCCCTGAGCCGGTGACTTCCGGTCTACCCCGATCAACAGACTTCGCCAGACCGGCCCGCAGGTCTCAAGGAAAGCCCCGCTTCGGCGGGGGGGGTTTATTATCTCTTGCCTCTTCCGCCCGCGATAAGCCCTGCGCTGCTTGCGGAGCTTATTCTCGCGGCGCGTGCTTCCGTTTTTGTGTTTGCTCATGCGGGTGCGACCTCGACCTGAGCGCCGCACTCGCCGTCTTCCGAGACGATGACGCTGACGGGCCGCTGATAGTGTTCGACGAGCGCGCTGCCGAGTTCACGGCCCAGCATCTCGCACGAATGCGAACCGAAATGTCCGTTGACACTAAAGGCCTCGAAGATGACGCGCGCCTCGTCCTGCAGATCGTGGAATTCGACCTCGCGATCGTCGTGCGCGACCTGCATGCGCACCTCGACGTGGAATAGATGGCGATGCCGATCAGCGAGATACGATCGCCCGGCGGGTGCGCCTGCCCAGCGATGGAAGCCCGCGAAGGTGAACCGGACAAAGATCGTGGCATCGCTCATGTAAGTGCTCCTGTCGGGTCAGCGCCGACCGCCTGCCGTGCTTCCTCGACGATCTGCTTCATTGTGCGCGTGACGAAATGCGCCTCATAGCCACACATGGTGCGAGCTGCCTCGTGGCCCATGGGTGCGCTGATAGGTTCGCTCGGCTGATAGTTGAAGCCAGAGCCGACATGCCAGCATCGCTTGTTGGCGACCGTGGCGAAGTGACGTCCCCAGCGAACGGCGGCGAGCCATGTCGAGCTGTCGCACGAATTGAGCGGCCATGCCGTGGTGAGTTCCGACGCGGTGAGGCCGAGCGCGTGTATCCAGAGCTTGGGATATTTGCGCCGCCGCTCCCAGGCGGTGGCGATCAAGCGCCGCCGGGTCTCCATGTCTGCCTGGACGACGTTGCCGAAGCAGATGCGATCGTACCGCTCGGCGAGGTAATCGAAGTAATCCCATCCGTCATTGAATGGGTGATAGACCGGGATCGGGCGCAGGCCCATCTCTTCGAGCTTGGTGCGGGTGTGGATTTTGTTGTCGCGCCCGCCCTGGTCGATCTCGATATAGCCCCAGACCCGATCGCCGATGCGGCGTGCAATCGCGACGTACCGGTCGAACAGTTGCGTGAAGTCGTCGATGTCGTCCGGCGCGAGGGACAATGCGCGGTCCATCGACATGCGGTGCGCGTGCGCGTGCCGGGTGGAGAGATTGTAGACCCCGCTGTCGATGAAGATGTCGGTCCCGGCTTCGATGAAGGTGTCGAGCATGCCGAAATGCTCGTCGGCGTGGATCTCATTGACGGCGACCAGCAGGTGCCGGTTGACGCGGTAGGCATGGGCGAGCGTCTTGGGCTCACTGGCGATGAAATAGATGGGCCATGCCTCCGGGTCCCAATTGCCGCCGGTCCTAATCATTGGTGATCCTGACGACGGAACCCGTGCCGTGAATGTCCTCGTACCGGTCGAGGATGTGGCCAGCGGTGTACTGGTCCGGCTGCACCAGCAACAGATCATACTTGTCGGCCTTCTCGCCGAAGGCGACGAACGGCCCAGGATAGGGGCAAAAGATGGTGGTGCCGGTCAGCAATGGTTTCCAGCGCTCCCATTCGACCATGACGCCGCAGCACAAGAGGTGATGACGGCGGCCCAGGCGATAATGGTCGCCGCGCTCGATGGAGTGGCGGGGATCGGCGATCGTGATCTCCAGCCGGGCGAGGAGGTCGCCTCGATTGTCGATCGTGCCCTGCAACGGATCGACCAATTGCTCGTCGTGAAACTGCCGGGCGGCGAGCATGCTGCCCAAATCCTTGTCGGAGAAGCCCAGGCGGTCGATCGGCATGTCGGTGAGCCGCAACGCCTCGACCTCCAGCTTCACAAGGTCGAGGTTCCACGTCGCCAGCTCGGGCAAACGGTTATCGACCAGCGCGTATGCGCGGATCATGGCTTCGGTCCAGCCGCATGCGACGATGACCGGCACCTCAAGCAAGTCCAGATGCTTCGCGGCGTCGAGCCTGCCGTGCCCTGCGATGATGGTGTCGTCCTCGGTGACGAGCAGCGGGACGGTGAAGCCGAATTGCGAGATCGACGCGGCGATCTGCTCGATCTGTGCGTCGGAGTGCAGCCGCGCATTGCGAGGCGATGGGATCAGCTCGTTGACCCTGCGTGTTTCGATGGTCCAGGCGGGGCCGCGAGCAGTTTTGACGCGTTCATCCATCAAGGTTTTCCCCGTTTTAGTGGAACGAAACCCCAAAAATCAAAATATGCGGAAAGCCTGCGATCCCCGGGAAGGCCGCTGAGATGCCCGAACTCCGGGCCGCGTCTGTAGCACAGGCACTGGAAAAACTCATGGGCCGGCGTGGCGGCCTCGCTTGCGCGGCTGGCCCAGTGCCCGGTAGCCGCGCGCAGGGCGGGCCGCTGGAGGGCTTTCCTGCGGCTTTGGCGGTGGCCGTGTCGATCACGCTGGCGACGTGCCTATGAGGCGACGGAAGCTCTCTTCAGCGGTTCTATCAACTCATGCGTTGAAAATGGCTTTGTCAAAAAGGCGATGCATCCAGAGCCGAGCGCTGCTTGGCGAACGGCAGGGTTCTCATTGCCTGTGATGAAGATAACCGGCACGGATACGCCTGCGGTTTTCAAATCACGTCTCAGATCGATGCCTGATCCGTCCGGCAGGTCGATGTCCAGGATAACGCAAGCCGCCTTCTCGATGGCGGGGTAGCTTCTGAAAGCCTCCCCGGATGAAAACGTGATGGGTTCGTAGGTGTGCGCTCGAAGGAGCCGCTGTACAGCCTTCAGCATTCCAGGGTCGTCATCCACGACTAGAACGATTTTTTGATCCTGCATCCCTGACTGTCACCGACGTGTCTCGGAGCCGAAAAAATTCGCCTGCGAATTGGCAACTCGGCAATATGGACTAATGACTTGCGGACAGGAAACCCTGCAAAGAAAAAGTATCTTGGAAATAAAACCCTCAGCGGCTGGGTGGGCAATCCTTTCTATGAGCTAGCCGCACCACGAAGCGGTCGCCGCTCCAAAGTTCAACATCGTAGCCGTCGACTAGCTGCTTTGCCCAAACGATCGCGTCTTCGTCGCTTGCGCACACGAACGCTCGGTACGCGGTGAAATGGCCATCATGGCCGACCGTAAAGGCCCGATACTCGTTCACTTGGGTGGCTGTAGTCCGGGCGACGAAAGCCAGTCGCTGATGCGCGCGGCGGTTTCGGCCTGTCTCGCCCGACGTATCAAGTCATCGCGCCTGAAGCCTGGGGGCGTGCCCTTAGCCTCTTTACGTAGGCACTTTGCGAGGTCTTCAAGGCGCTGGTCCAGTGGCGTTTCTTGCTTAAAACGGCGTCTCTCCAT